CCCGGATAAACGCGTGGCCACTTGACATCATTCCTGGCGCATGGCGTTTTTCAGTTACCGGTGTCACTTGCCCGCCTGTTGCACGAACTTGCCCACGAGGGCTAAACCATGCTACGTCCGTTCCATTTGGGAAATAGATACCCGTACCCCTGATTCCGCCATATGGGAGCGTCTCGCGCTGCACGACGTCATTTGTGCCGGGGTTCTCCATGAAGTAGGATCGGTCTGCGCACACATGCAAGCCTTCTGGAACTGCCAGCATCACCGTCACTGGTTCTGGGTATATATAGAAGTTCTGGATCGGGTTGTACAGCCCGTATCTCATAGGCTCCGAGTAGTATATGTAGTTGCCCGAAGCGACAAATATCTGCCCATTTCGGTACGCCAAGATGGTGCCCGGCGGCATTGGTGCGTAATCTTGAGTCTTCAAAACGCTGCTTGGGGTAGGTAGAGTGCCGATTGTTGTGGATGTTGTTGAAACTGGCAACGTCAATATCCTGTACAAAACATCGCTATTTTGCAACGTCATGTAGATGTTTCGGTGTGTAACCGCACCACTAGACGCGACCGGCATATTGGTGAGCGAAATCCCACCCGTAGCGGCCAGCGTGATCGACTGTGAGTTCTGCGCACCGCTCTCCTCGCCTGCGAGATTTCTGAAAGTAGTCACAACCTGATATGTCCCGGCAGGCAATCCGCCAGTTGTAGCCGTCAAATTTGGTTCACTTGATGGGGTTTCGATACCCCACGGAGAATTAACGCCGCTCAGTATCCGCCCGCCGGTAATCCCGTTCGACCAGAATACCTCTCCGTTGACGTACAGATAGGCGACCGCAGCGCCAGCCATCAGCCCGGTGACAACCGCTGCCGAGGTCAGAGTGTGGGACAGCTCATACAACGTGGTTCCAGCGACATAATACGCCTTGTTCAGACGTGGATGCGACCATAGGCTATGACTTCCGACAAGCGCAGAACGAAGCACGTTTCCACGGCGGCGGCGTATTTTACCGGAATCGAAAATATCCACATTCACCGCATCGCGTAGTGCGCCCGGCTCAACGGCGTAGTCAGGCTGGATGTTGTCTATCCCGAGAGGCCAGCCGTTGATTGGAAACGAGTACATCAGTAATACCCCTTGTTCCTATGTGGAGTATTAGCGAACTGGCCTTTGCGCAAATCGCGCCCTGGATTAACACCGAAGTATTTCTCGAAGTCGGCGTAATGCTTCAGAGACCTGTCGCCGTTGAATATCTCATTGTCTTGCTTTGATAATGCCCGGTACAACACCCAATCGAGCAAGTTCCTTTGATGTGCTCGGGCGATCTCGAATGCAGTTCCGCCAGTCTTGGTAGCTGGGAGTTTGTACACCTCCAGTTTGATCGTGTAGCCAACGTCCGGGATGAAGTTTGTTTCCATCACGCCGTCGATGTGGCTTATGGCGGTCGGAATCTGCGTTGTCGATCTCCATGACTTGTCCAGCCTGCTCATCTCCTCGCTATCCAGTATCGCCAGCGGATAAACCACGCCGCCTGAATCTGTGAGAGATGCGTATTTGATCGTCAGGATTGAATCGTCCAGCGTGTAGGCAGAATCCGGGTTAGATATTGCGACTTCCGTGAAGCCGGATGTCTTGTCGAACAGGAGACTACCCCGGATGCAGGCTTGCTCTTCGGCTTCGTTTATGTAGCCAACCAGCTCGCTATCCGAGCAAAATTGCGGGACAGCATTATCATTCGCGGCAGTTCTGTACAGCGCGATGATGTCGTTCGGGGTCATTATTTGAACCCAAACTGGTCAACCATGTTTGTTACTTCGATACGCAGCTTTTCAGTGCTCTTGCGCTTGTCGATATGCTGCCTGTAATGTGTCATGGCAAAGTCGATCAGCGAATCCTTTTCCATGTTGGCAATGCTGTCCCGTGCAGCTTTCAGCTCATCCTCGGTGTATTTGACATGAGGCTTTGCAATTTCGACAGGAGCCGAGTCTTTCGCCTTTCCCGACACATACTGGTCAGGATGTTTCAGCATCTTAGCGGCAATCTCGTCAGGCACGTCCTTGGTGTCGCCACGGTTCCATGTGATGCGGGTTCCGTAAAGGCCGTCTGTGTAACTATCGCGTTTTCCGATGTATTTGATTGGGATCATTGCGTTACCTCATTGTCATGGTCATGGGTTTGCTTTTTGCTTTTTCGATATTCGATGGTTCACCCATGTTTTCCATAGGGGTTTCTGTCTCGCCGGACACTTCGCCCAGCATTTGCCTTGCCATGCTCAATGCGGACTTCACGCTATCCACTTTGGCTTCATTCTGGTCTGATTCATTCTCTGCTGCGTCTTCTGACATTGGCTCGTTCGATACACCGAATGTGCCGTCGTCATAAACTGAAATACACACTTCTGCGACCTTTTTCATACGTCCTCCAAGAAACAGGGCGAGCCGTGAAGCCCGCCCATCTCGTTACGCGTTTCCGTGATTGATACCTTCGACGATCACATCCAGTACGCCGACAGCCGCATGGTTCGCGCCGCCAATGGTCAGGATGAGATAAGCGTCTTTCGTCAATGTGATCGGGGCTTTCACCCCGGTCTTGCGAGACACGCCGGTTGCGTCGGTTGCCAGGGCAGATGCAAAGTAAGCCGCGTCTTGAGCACCAGCACCAGCCACGTCCACACCGTCCACGTACAGGAAGCCGATGCTTGCCGTTGTGGAAGTAGTGAACGCATCAGAACGAATCACCAGCGCATCCTGCATTTCCAAGCCGGAAGGAAGAACGCCTAGACGCACAACGTCGCCACTGAGTACGGCGGTGGCTTGGTCGCTATCGACGAACACGCCGGATGCGTTTGTTTCAAAGGTAAAGCGGTCTTTCCATGCGTTACCGTAAGGCACACCGCCGAATTGGCGGAGTGTGAGCACTTGCTTTTTATTGACGTTAGCCATCATGTTTCTCCTAGAGTTGTGGGGCGGTTGTTACACCGCCCCTGTCAATTATGCACCGGCGATTTTCACAACGGAGTCCAGCGCAATCACACCAAAGTCGGTGAATTGCTTCTGGTTGCCGTGGTCGATCTCGAAGCGGACTTTGGAAGCACCGCTCATCATGCCGATCAGGACTTCCAACTTGTCGCCGTGGTCCAGTTCCTTTTCGCTCCAGAAGAACGGGTTGCCGGTCTTGTTGTTCTTGCCGAACGCCAAGGCCAAGGCTTGTCCGCCCAGCAGGATAGAGCGGTCAACCGCATGGTTGGTAGCGGCAAAAGATGCTGGCACCAAGTCGGTCGCAGTCTCGGTCTCGCTGGTGTAGCTTGCGCACCAACGCAGAGAGTCACCGGAATAGAAGCGGATCGGCTTGGGCATCTTAACGATCAGAATACCGTTCCACAAACCAGCCTCACCCTGGAAGATTGCATTCTGGCCTGCGGCTTGCGAACGAGCCATCGAGTTTGCCTGCAACGTGCGGAATGTTCCGGAGTTCGATTGCACGAAAGCCGTGTAGTTTTCCGCCGACACCATCAGCACGCGCAATGGCGAGTCGTTGGCCATCTTGTCACCCTCGAAAATCACCGGGGGAGGCGCAAGAGCCATGCCATCCATCATGGTGCGCAGGGCATCCACCACGTCAAGGTTCAACGTGTCAGTTGTAGCCAGCGTGATCTCGTTGCCTGATGCTTTGATGATCTCTACACCGGTACCGGTGGACATGAAGTGACGGTTCTTGGTCGGAGCCTTGACGGTATTGACGCAGATTTCAGAGAAGTCCGCATCTGACGCCTTCGGCACAGCCCACTCGATATTGTCGTGAAAACCACGCGCGCCAGCCAGGTGGGTCAGCGTGAGCTGATCCTGCAAGCGGGTCATGTAGCTGTCACCCAAGGCGCGAGCCAAGTTGCGCAGTTGGTGCCTGGTGCGTTGCTGGGTCATTGCGCCGCCTACCGAGATAGGGTAGCGGGTTTGGTTGATGCGCAGCTTGTCTTGGGAAAAACTCATGCTGCGGCCTAAGCCTTCAGCGTTCTTTTCGCCCATGATCGGCTTGCCGCCCATCGGGTTGATAAGGTCAAAAGTGATCTCATCGCCAGCCGTCTTGGTCAAATCCTTGCTTACCACGATGGGCAGCGAAGCATCGGACTGTTGGCGGATATTGGCTTCAGCTTCCGCTTGTTGCGGGAGCTTGCCGGTCAGGCGGTTGAGGATGGTATTACGTTGCAGGTGCGCAGCAAACAGACCGGCTGATTGAATCTGCACGGCTTGCGGCGAACCATAGGGAAGGCTTGTAGGCATGATATATCTCCATTTAAAGGATGTCCGTCTCTCGACGTGTTAAGCGTATTGCTACGCGGAAAAGTTAAACCAAGCGTGATAGCATTTTCAGAATATCACCTTGCGATTTACCCTCAAATTTCAAGGCAAGTTCGTTCGGACTCATGTTCTGCATTGCTTCGGCTTCATCAACATGCGCTTGTCCTGCTCCCGGGAAAGCCGAAAGGCTCTTGGGTGCTGCGCCTGCCGCTTTAGCTTTGGCAATGGCTTCTGCTGCCACTTGTGATGCGTTAGTCTGCACCGGTGCTACTGGTTTGTCGGTTTTGTACGCATCCGACAATTCGATTACTTGTGTTGCGGTGCCGCTTTCGAGAACTGCTTTCATGGCATTTTGTATGAATGACGGCTTCGTCTCGACCCATTTGCTCAAAGTGTCACCCTGAACAACCGTGTCAAAATCCGCGTGCTTACTGCGGATCGAATCAAAGTGCGCTTTCGCCGCTGAATCCTCTTCCATCTTCTGGATCGGGGCGACGATTCCATTCATCTTCGCTTCAAGTGCTGCCATCTGCGCTTTAACACCGGTGTCGATCATCGCCTGGATGAACGGCTTCATGTCTTGCGCTACTTCGGGAAATTCTCCCGTGTATTCTGCCATCACAGCCTGTTGAGCTTCATCGCCGCCAGTCTTTGCGTCCTGTTCCTTGGCTTTCGCCAGATCGTCAAGAAGCGTTTTCTGTTCGGATGACAACTGCTCAAAGTACCGCGCTTTCTCTCTTGCGTCCTCCAGCTCTTTGAAAGGGATGGTGTGAACACCGTCCTTCGCTTGAACTACAGGCTCCTTTTCAGGTTCAGCCACAACTGCTTGACTCGCTTCCTTGGTCACATCGGCGGGCGTGTCGATGATTGCTGTCTCGCCCTCTAGCTGCCCATTTGTGTACAGGGCTGCTTGTTGTTCCTCGGTCAACTTACCAAACTCGTCCGCGTGTTCCTCGGACATAAAATAATCTAAATCTCGTACTGCGCTTGCTTCCGACATGCTTTTCTCCATTATCTGGATGCGGTCACAGTCTCACGACGTTACCTACAGCAGACCCCTTATCGCCGGGGCGCGTTAAATAGAGTGATGCTTTACTACAAAAAATCCAGCTTCGGGATTGCTCCGTCATCTCGACGTGGTTGTTACAAATGCTTTTTACTCTAATTCATTGATGCTTGTCAAGAGTAAGTGATTACTCTCAAACAATATCCCCACCGTTCGTCCAAACCACAGTCACCGCACCATTGAGATTGCCAGAGCCAGTGAGCGGGGTGCAGGTCACGGTGTCAATGCTTCCGGTAAACCCTGTTCCGGTGAATGACAGTCCAGATGCAGTCGTCGGAATGATCGTTTCGGTGAATGTAGCTGCCGTGCTACGCGAAGTGCCCAGCGTTCCGCCCAATGTCGGGCGCACCGATCCGGCTGACCGCGTTGTGGTGTAGGTGAGCGAATATGCAACACCTGGTACGAGCGTCACCGCCTGCGACAAATCCGTACTGGCCGTGGTTGCATCGACTACGGCCGTTCCTGCCGCCCATCCTGCGCCAAGCGTCCATCCTGTTGTATCGACGGTAAATGCGCCGTTCGTCACCACGTCAGGCATGTGGGCTGCGCTGTCGGCGATATTGATGTTGAGTGTGATGTCTGCATTCGTGCCGCCTGCCACGCCAGATACGCCAACCACTGTGGATTGCGCGTTGATTGGCCCAGCCTGCGCGACCATTGCGGCGACTGCTGTCACGGCGACGATGTTCTGTCTGGTGGTTGCGATAGTGGATGCGTCAGCCGAAGCAGTTGTACCCAGCCCTACGGCTCCAGTGCTGGTATCAACCCACCACGCTTCATTGAGCGCAAGGCTGGCATTGATTACGGCGCCAATCGTGATGATGTTGCCTGCCGGGAAGTCGTACAGCTTGAGCGCCGCCCATTGCCCGACACCCGGATCATCGGTAAGAGTTACGGGTGCATCGGTAAACGTGAATGTGGTTTTATGCACCACGTCACCTGTCTCGGTAACGGATGTCGCGCTGCCAATTGTTCCAACTGCATTGGAGGTTACGTCAGCCGGGGTGGACAGGATGGTAAATGAGCCTGGATCGTTTTGGTGGCGCAGGATGTACTCATCTTCCACCTGACGAATTTGACTGACAATCCAATCCACATCCGCACCCGCGTTGATCTTCGTGCGCGCAGCTACTTTGCTTTGAACTAGGTACATGATTACTCTCCTTGGAGTACAACGAATGTGATAACGCCTGCTGTGTGGCTGTTCACGTCAACCCTGACAGCGGCAACCGGTGCAACATAGCTTCCGTCAATGCTTGCTGTTGCTCCGGCCAGTGCTGTTTGCCCGAAAACCACTGAATCTTCGGTAGGCTCAGTATCCAGCGT